TTTCAAGGTTCATTTGAGCCTATTTTTTCGGCTCAGTTTTTTCATAGATTACTTGACACTACCTTATCTACATCATCTGGGGATACTCCCAATGAATTAACCAGTTCGCCTGTTGACCGTTTCTTGTGTTTTAAATCTTTTCCTATGACGGTTTTTAAATGTGATTTAACACTCTTAAGCAAAGTATCTCCACCCGCTTTTAAAGTCTGTCCAACTATTTTGTCTGTTTCTTTTCCCAGTTTTGATATCTTTAATAAAAACTTTTCCGGCATCTTAATTTCGCATTTGCCCATGTCAAATCTCCTCTTTTTTGCTTAGATAGACTAACAAGATGCTTCTATTTTCTTTGTTAAAACTTCAATGTACAGGTCTCTTCCTTTGATATTTTCTACTGATAATATGCTGTATCTGCCATCGCTACAAGCAATATCCATTTTCGTTGTAATATTTAAATTCGGTATTTTTCTAAATCTAAACAATACTGTTGCTTCTGAAAACGAAGCCATATTGGCCCACATCCGATTGCCATGTCTATCTTCTCTATATGCACGAACACTTGCTAAAATTGTGTCACGCTTTACTGAAAACCCCTCTGTGTCTGTAACAATAGAAGGTGAAATTATATCTATAAAGCTATTCATTTTTCCAAACGACACGATATCGCTCCCTTCGCTCGCGTTATCAAATGTATAGTTTACAATTTACAGTGTACAATTGCGGTTTGCCACTTCGTGGCACTATATTTAGTGGCGGCAAAGCCGGCCACTTTCATTGTACATTGTGCCTTGTACATTGTACATTATTTTAAACCTGCCAATCTTTATCAAGCTGTAAAAGCCGATTAACCGTACTCCAAACTTGCTCTGACGCTTGCACATTATCGCCCCAAAAACCGGATGTGCTTCCGTCACGGCTCTCGTAAAAGTGTGTTGCCAGCATTATAACAGCCTGTTCTGTTGTCTGCGACATTTCATTGTTTAAATAATAACCACTATTCATTTTCTGATAGCTTTCTGCATAACATATGGCAGCATTAATGTAACCCCTTATAAGTTCATCATCTTCGTTATGATAAAGAATTAAATTTGCTTTCACTTTATCGAGCAAGTCATTCATATAAATCGACTCTCCCGCTTAAATACTGTTTTGCTTCATTAGACCGGCTTCTTTTAGTTTCAAAAGCAACGCATTAAAGTCCGATTTCAGCTCTGCAATCGTCGATGCTGTACTTTCATCTTGATTTTCCGCTTGTGTAAATGTTGATTCAAGTCCTAAGACTTTGCCTCCTTCAGCTATTTCCAGTGTACCACCTATAACTGTTTTTTCTCCGCCTTGTTCTGTGTAATTTTTACAGTTGTATGACATATAAAATCTCCTTTCAGTTAATTCAATGTACGTTTACATTGCCTAAGCTTTTTGCTGCAAATATTTCACTGCCTCAGGTAATATGAGCTTACCGTCTAATCGTTGAGTCGCCACAAATCCAATCTGCCCGGTTACTGCAAATAGCTCGTTTAAACGCTTGAAACTCCTGCCTTGACGATCCGCAATCCAGTAATATTTAAAGTCGCCAAAGGCAACTGTTTTGTTCCCCGCAGAGATTTCCGGCATATATGCTGATGTCAAAACTGGACGGTTTAAAATAGTATCCGGCGTTCCCGCAACCATTGACGGTTGCCAGATATACTGCCCGGCTCCATCTTTTAATTTTCTGATAGCTTTAACTGTGGAGTCATTCATTAAAAACGTTGCGTTTTTGCGGTACGGAGACTTTAAACTGTAAAATAAGTCCATGATCTCATCAAATGAAATTGCTGCTGCTCCAGAAGTAGTTTTTCCAAGCTGACCTCCTCCTGTTGCATCTAAAATTCCTGTTGGTTTTCCTGTTCCGTCTCCTACAAAAAGGGCTTCTTCCTCTTTTGTACCAATGCGTCTGCCGAATTCTTTTGCAACATAACTCTCAAGGTCAAAAGCGCTGTCATTCAATAACTCTTCACTAATTTTTATCATTGTTGCCAGCTTGTATGCGCTCAGCGTTACCTGTTTAAAGCTATCATCACTTTCTGGAATTGCCCCCTCTTCATCAACCCATGAAGCATCGCCTTTCGTTGCTACAACTGGAATTTTACGGTCTCCACTGGACGTTTGAATTGTGTTTGCAAGCCCCCTGAAAATGTCTTCTTCCTCTAAAGCTTCAACCAAAGTATGTTCGAATTCATCAGGCGTTAAATAGCCTCCTTCGGCGTCACTGCCTATTTGAAGGGCATTCTTTACCTCAAGCCCAGCTTTATTTCTCATTACTTGCCAAAACGCATTTTTATACTCATTGCTAGCTCTACCTGTTTTTCGCGATCTTTCATCAGCTTGAGGTTTTTCTAAAAGAGGCGCACTTGTTGCCTTAGACAGCTCTAAATCAATTGCAGCCTGCTTTTCTAGCCTATCGATTTCTTTCCCAAGATTTACAACCTCTGTTTCCATTTTTTCGTATGTAGAATTATCTTCAGCTGAAACCAGCCCATTTTCACCTCGTCTGCTATCCAAAAAATTCTTTGCAGTTTCCCATGCTTTTGCACGTTTCTCACGCAATTCAAGTATTTTATTCATAATCTGTTCTCTCCTTTATAAATTTAATGATTCAATAAAGAAAGCCGCTTTTGCAGCGACTCTAATGTTATTTTTGATTCTATTTTTGAAATTTTATTTATAATTTTTCTATCAAATACTGCCTGACTAAATAGCTGTCCTTGCGATATTTCGTAATCAGAATTATTATTTGCATACAAAATTTCGTCTGCAAATCCCAACTCTACGGCTTTTTGCGCGTTCATCCAGGTTTCTGCGTCCATCAAACGCGATATTTTGGCTCGTGAAAGTCCTGTTTTTATCTCATAGGCATTTATGATAGACTCTTTGACTTCACTAAGCATCGATATTGCTTTTTGCATATCGTCAGTGTCTCCAAATGCTCCTGTCATAGGATTATAAATCATCATGGAACTTACCGGAGATATTAAAATCTGTGTGCCTGCCATGGCTACTACTGACGCTGCCGAAGCTGCAATTCCATCTATCTTGACGGTCACATTGCCTTTGTATTCCATCAGCATATTGTAAATTTGCGCCGCTGCAATCACATCTCCGCCAACACTATTTATAAATACCGTAATATCGCCACTTCCGGACATTAGTTCAGCTTTAAATTGTTTAGGTGTTATCTCATCGTCCACCCAGCTATTCTCAGCTATGGTACCTTCAATACGAAGAATACGCTCGTTATTTTCATCACTCGTCCAGTTCCACCAGCGAGCTGTTCTCTTCGGACTGTTTGTTATTTTCTCCATCGATATCATCCTCCTTTGTCTCAGTTTCTTTAGACTCAGAGCGCATAAATCCTCCTGCATCCTCTAATTTTGTCATTGCTCCGTTAATCAAGTACAAGTTACCACCAAGTTCGTCCGGGATTAAATCCATATTTTCAAGTTCTCTTATGTCATTAGCACTCATCCAGCCATTTTGTCTTGCTGTTGCATAACCATTCATACGGCTTTCATAGTCGCCACGCAGCAACCCGTCAACATTGAATTTTACAAAATATTCTCGCTTTTCGCTTTCTAAAAACAGTGACCTCTGAATCGACTGTTCCCACCGCGTAACCCAAGGGTTGAGGGTATATTTTACAAATTCAAGTGATTGCTGTTCAATATTTGAAAAACTAGATTTCTCTAAGTCTCCGACCATATGCGGCGGAATTCTAAAGATCCTTGCAATCTCATCTATTTGAAATTTTCTTGTCTCTAAAAACTGAGCTTCATTGGGTGAGATTGCAATTGGTTTAAACGTAAGTCCCTCCTCCAGGACAGCCACTCGATGGGAATTTCCGCTGCCTTGAAACAGAGAATTCCAGCTTTCACGGAGTTTATCTGGATTTTTAATTATTGACGGATGTTCCAAAACTCCACTAGGTGACGCTCCATTTTCAAAAAATTTAGCACCATATTCTTCACAGGCAAGTGCCATTCCTACGGCATTTTTAGCCATTGAAATAGGGGAATATCCAACCAAACCATCGAATCCTAGACCAGGAATATGCAAGACATCCTCTTTTCTTAAATACACTTGCCCTTGCGCTTTGAGCGTAGAATTATCGCTGTCATTGACCATGTATGTGTAATAAATTTCACCGTTTGATGCTCTATCGACTGTCATACGGTTTGGCATTAACGGGTAAAGTGCTAATATTTCGCCCTTGCCGTTACGAATAATTTGAGCGTAGGCGTTGCCCCACAACAAAAGATGACTCATCATTGTCTCCCTGAACACAAATGAAGTCATCTCTGGATTTGGCTCATCATGCAAAAGGCGATAGAGCGGGTGATTTATGGCTTTTTCTTTTGCACTGTCTTTTCTATATTTATATGTATGAAGTGGCAAGCCGGCGATCGCTTCGGATAAAATCCGAACACATGCATAAATAGATCAAGATAAATTGAATATGTGGATGGACAGATCTCCTTTCCACATGGAAAAATGTAAAGATTGCAAATTTATATTACTGTGCGGTGGCGGATGTCCGGCTGAATCTCTCGAAAAAGCTGGAAATATTAATTGTCCTTCTTGTAATGGTATTGAGCAAACGTTGAAGGTATACGTTAGCCACATAAAAGACAAGTTAATGAGCGATGCTAATTGCTAAATTGAAAGAACTCGAGGATGTTTTATGGCGTATTTCACTAAGTATTTTTGTTCATATCGATTAGATAAAAAACATGTGCTAATTTTAAATACTCTGACAAATGCTATTGATGTTGTTGACAATGAAACTTTCAAAAACATAAAAAATATAAAAGACACAAAATCTTCAGTCATAGAGCCTAAGCTGCTTAAGTTTTTAGAGAAACGCGGCTACGTTTTTAAAAGAAAAACAGATGAGGAAAACCTTTTAAAAAAGTTTCAGAGCATACGGGAGAAAATTATGCATGAAGCCGTTAATGTAAATTATTGGACAATATGCACATCTATGGAATGTAACTTAAGACGTACTTATTGTTATGAAAACCATACTCAACATAGCAATCCGGCTAAAATATCTAATTTACAGTTAAAAACCATTTTTAATTATATCACCCATTCGAAAAATTCTAATAAAAATAATTTTTCTAAGAATTGTTATATAGCAATTTATGGAGGAGAACCACTATTAAAGACAAACTACGGTATAGTTAAAGAGATATTAAAGTTTTCTCAAAGGATCGATTATCCTTTACATATCACCACAAATGGAACGACTGTAGATAGTGACTATTTAAATTTGCTTTCACAATATAGAGACATTTTACATATGCAAATAACTTTAGATGGCGATAAATTTATTCATGATCAAAAAAGAATCTATTGTAATGGTAGAGGAACATTTGATGTAATCTGCAAAACTATAGATAAAATTTTAAATTCAAAAATACAACTGAATGTTAGGATAAATGTTGATAAAGCAAATATCCAAAATTTGGGTTCTTTAAAAAAGTGTTTCGATACACGAGGTTGGAGCAAAAATCCTTTATTTCATGTGTATGCAGCTCCAATAAGATACTATCAAAAAAATGGGCCTGAAATAAGCGATTCGAAAATGTTGGATATTTTAATAAGAAACAATTGGTATAACGATTCTTTTATAAAAAGGTTGGATTCATCGGTCTTTGATAGCTTGTTCAATTTTTTTGACGATAACGTCCCTAATTCTTCAGTGAAACTATGGAATATATCATATTGTGCTGCGTCTTACGGTTCTCACTATTGCTTTGTGCCTAACGGAATTATTACTACCTGCATAAGAGCCGCAGGCAACAAAAGATATATGATAGGAAGTTTTGATGAAAATAATGTAACAATTGACAAGGATAAACTAAGCGAATGGAAAAATAGAAGCCCTTTTGAAATAGAAAAATGTAAAGATTGTAAATTTATTTTGTTATGTGGTGGAGGATGTGCAAAATGTGCCATTACAACTCATGGTAACATTAATTGTGGTATATGCAATGATATCGAGAAAACGTTAGAGATTTACGTTAAACACAACAAAAATAGGTTTTTGTCGCAAAGCATCCTACATAAATGAAGTGTTTAAAGTTGTTGATACGAATTTTGAATCAACAATTTTAAACGTGTTGATTGAGCTATTCGAATAAGCTTGCAAATAAACGTAGACTTATTTTAGATTAAACCTAACTTGGTATTTTAACACGTTTTTATTCCTGAAAATTCTTTTTATTAAATAATACTTATAAAAAATAGCTAAAACAGATACGTTTACGTTACACATGTTAAAATATTGGATGAAGAACATTCGTTATTGATAAATATGCTTACAAGTGCTATTGACGTTATTGATAATAAGTTATCTGACATTATTAATAAATCACTTAAAGGCGATGACGAACTTGTTAATATAAACGAAAAAGAGTTTTTTCAGCTAAAACAACGAGGCTATATATTTGATTCAATAAATGACGAAGAAATTTTATTAAAAAGATATGAAGCAATAAATAATAAAGTTTTAGCTAATATTGATCAAATAGATTACTGGACAATTTGTCCAAGTATGGAGTGTAATTTAAGATGTCCATATTGTTATGAGGACCATGTTCAGAATGAATCGATAAAAAGATTGTCTGAACAGCAATTAGATGTCATCTTTCATTACATTTTAAATCAAAAGTTTAATAAAAAATCAAAAATCTTAATATTTGGTGGAGAACCATTGCTGAGCGTAAATTATAAAATAGTTGAGAAAATATTAAGGTTTACACAAAAACACAGCTTCCCAGTTGGTATTACAACAAATGGGACATCTTTAAGCACAACGTATTTAGACTTGTTTTCGAAACATAAAGGAAATTTGGCGGTACAAATTACTCTTGATGGCGATAAAACTGAACATAACAAAAAAAATTTTTCCCAAACGGAAATGGTACATTCGATACAATTTGCGATAACATTACTAAACTTTTAGATCAGAACATTAAGGTAAGTATCAGAATAAATATCGATAAAAATAATATTAATAAGTTAGCGTACTTGAAAAATTTATTTTTTGAAAAAGGATGGGACAAAAGTCCTAATTTTGGCGCTTACGCAGCACCAGTAAGGGTCTATTCAGCAAGTGAAACAACCATAAACGATTCAGAGATGTTAGACATTTTGACTGAAAATGATTGGTGGAATAATTTGTTTCTTGAGAATTTAAATTCTGCCGTTTTCGACAAGGTATTTGGCTTCTTTAATGTTGAGCATAAAAATTCTTTAGACAAGTTATGGAATATATCATATTGTGTGGCAACCCGATGTAGCCATTATTGTTTTACACCTGACGGCAATATAACAACATGTTTGCGATGCACAGGCAAAGAAGAGTGTAGGGTAGGTATATTTGATGACATAAAAGTAATAATTGACAATACTAAATTAAATATGTGGAAAACTAGAAACCCTTTTAAAATGGACAAATGTAAAGAGTGCAAATTTATTTTGTTGTGTGGTGGAGGCTGTGCAAAAAGTGCTATTATAAAATATGGTAATATCAATTGTGGAGTCTGCAATGACATAGAAAAAACATTAGAAGTTTATGTTAAACACAACAAAAATAAATTCTTGAAATTAAATAACAAATAAGGGCCTGTATATGCGATTTGTCAACAAAATTAGGGGAAAAATAACCAATATATTTAAAAGTTATGAGTTCGTTTTTAAAGAAATCAGAAAAGTTAGTCGCTCTTTCGTGTGGACTCTAATATTTTCAATTTCAATCTCAGGACTTTTACCTGTTTTGTCTCTGTACGTTTTTAAGGTGATAACATCAGAACTCGAAATTAATATAAATTTAAATCATTCTATAAATTTTACTTATTTCGCTTATCTTTCAGCCATCTATATGCTTGCGATATTATTAAAGAGTGTAGCCTTAAGCATAAGAGAATATATGAACAACTTAGCAGGGTTAAAATTAACTTACAGTATACAATCTAAACTTATAGATAAAATAAAAAAAATTGATTACAAAAATTTTTACTATCCACATTTTCAAAATAAATACAAAACTGTTCTTCAAAACTGTCAAAATCAACCTTCTGTTGTTGTCTTTTCAACAGTGTTAACAATCTCTTCACTTATACAATTTTTAAATAGTTGTATAATAATCACAAAACTTAATCTTAATTTAATGATTTTTTTAATTGTATGTTTTATTCCAAGCTTGTTTATAAACATTAATATAAAAAACAGATATATAAGAACAGTAGACAAAACTGCACAATCAAATCGAAGAGTAGGATATTTTTTTCATGTAATGACAGAAAGGGATTATATTAAAGAGCAGCGACTTTTCAATCTGTATCCTTTTTTTTATGCTAAAAGAGAATTAAACTTCAAAAAGAATTTAAAAATGTGGAAACAATTTAGAAAACAAGAGCTTTTATATAAATTTTTTTCAAGCATCTTGCCTTGTGTCGGTATTTTTTTATCTATTGTCTTTTTAATTTTAGAAAGCTTAAAAAAGAACAACACTGTCGCTGATTTTATTTTCTATAGTGGTATAATAGTTTCCCTTCAAGAAATTTTTGATTCACTTACCTATAATGTTTCTTATAGTTATGAAAGTATAGCTTTTATCGAAAAATTTCTGAATTTTTTAGACTTAGAAAATGAAATAAAAAGTGGAAATAAAATAATTTCAAATAAAAATATTCACACATTAGAATTTAAAAATGTCTCCTTTGCATATCCCAATTCAAACAGCTTTGTTTTAAAAGATATAAATCTTAAATTTGAAACAGGTGAAATAATAAGCTTAGCGGGAAAAAATGGTTGCGGAAAGACAACATTAGTAAATTTAATTTTAAGAATTTTTGATCCAACAACAGGCAAAATTTTATTAGATGGTATTGATATAAAAGATTATGACTATGAAAATTATTTAACTTCTTTCTCTACTATTTTTCAAGATTATCAAAAATATGCCGTAAAATTATATGACTATATTTCATTCGGTAATATAAAAGATCCAAAAAATATTTTAAAAGCAAAACAAGCCGCTATAAGTGCAACAACAAATATTTTTATAGAAAACCTACCAAAAGGATTTGATAGTAACTTAATGACCTTGTTTGATAAACAAGGTATTGAGTTATCTGGAGGTCAATGGCAAAAGCTTGCCGTTTCAAGAGTGTTTTTTTCAAAAGCAAGCACCTTAATTTTTGATGAACCGACTTCTGCCCTTGATTCAACTTCAGAATCTAAAATATATAAAAATATTGTTAAGTTTGGTAAAGGGAAAATAACTATATTTATTTCTCATAGAATGTATTCATCTAAATTAGCCAAAAGGATAATTTATATTGAAAACGGAAGAATTGTAAGTGATGGTACACATGAAGAATTAATGCGTCAGAATATAGAGTACAAAAAGCTTTTTGAAGAACAAGCAAACAAATATAAATCTAGTAACGCATCCTTATAAAGGTTATAATGTATGAATCAAAAGACAAAAACAGTATTTAGTGCCATTCAACCCAGCGGGGATATTACAATTGGCAATTA